TAGTATCTTATGACCCTGTTCAAACGTTAGAAAGGCTAAAAAGGTGGTTATAGCGAATGACTTACCACTTCCTCTACCTCCTGTCATTACAAAGTACCTGGTGTCGTTACCAAGTGCATTGTATTTTTTATTCAGTACTGGTTTCTTCATTATCTAATTCTATGGTCTTGTCATCTTCTTGACTTCCTGTAAATAGATTCTTAATATTGATATTAACTTTCTGTTGTTTCTCTTCAGGAGTATCAAGTGGCTTACCATACTTATATTCAAAGAGTAATTTAAGATGAGGAAACGATTGTTTAGCTTGCTGGGCTAATGATTCCCAGGCTTCTTCTTCGCTTCCAAATACTTTTGCCATTGCGTTAAGAGCGTAGATTCCGACTCTGTTTCGCTTGGCATCGTTAATAGCAGCAGAAGATGTGGGTCGTACAACAGGCACGTTTCTAACGCCTGGTTTTCGTCCATTGTTTCTTCGTCCATCATTTTCTTTGACATATTTATATTGTTTTGGTTTCCTTCCCATACTTATTATATATATAACTGATTGCAGACCAAACTGCATCACTTATCTCTTTCTTATTATATATTTTGGTTCCGATTTTCTTAATCCCATCTTTTTCAACAGCAATCTTAAATTGTGTACAAACAGGACTACAATCCCCAACAGACTCCCTATAAATCCTATAACCGTTATCAATACACCACCTAGCATGGCTTTGATTGTAACCTGTATTATATTTACCAAGTTTCCATTTTTTGTTATACTCATCAATCTGCTGTGGTGACTTCTTCCTTCTCATATCTGGCTAATTTTTCTACTGCGTTTACATATAAATCTCTCATGTTCTCATATCTTGTTTGCCAGTACTCAACCTCTTCATCTTCATATAAACCTGCTTGTACATCAATATCTAAATTTTGTTTAACAGAAGTTAATATTGATTTACATTCATTGTAAATATTCATTGTTGGGTCTTTATGAAACTCAAGCATTTCAAATACTTTCATTCCATGCATAACAGATGCGTGGTCCTTATCAACTAAATGACCTATTTCTTTAAATGAGAAGTTTGTGAACTCTCTAGACAACTTAAAATAAACAGCTCTTGCATAAACATATTCTTTCATACGAGAACTCTTTGTTAAGTTTAATTCACTCCTTCTTGTTACCATTGCTAATATTCCTTGTAATGTAATTTTATTCATATTTATCTTTTAAGTTTAATATTTCTTTTTGTATTTCGCTATATGTTTTATGTTTTGCAAACTCTATAGCTTTTTTAATTCCTGCACAAAACTCATACATTTCATTATGTTCATATAAATCAATGTCTTCTTTTACTTCTTCTAATGGAACACCCATTAAAATATCGAGCAGAGCCAAGTAGTATGCATATTCTATTTTATATTCATAATCATTAGAGAGTACCTCTTCTAACAAACTCATCCAGGTCTTTTGTTTTTCTTATAAAATATTCTTCGTAATCTTTACAAACCCTTTGTAATTTACGACCAGCTTTTTCCATTGTTTCAGGACTACAATCATATATACCTATCTCACCAGTTCCCTTTTCTATTACTAAAAAAGTAAACTCTTGTACGTTAAATAGTTTTGAATATATATAACATTGCATATCGTAGTGCCAAACATTTTTAGCTGTCCACAACCATCCATCTAATTTAGATGTTGTCTTTAAATCTATAACGTGATTGTCTTTTAAATAATCAGCTTTACCTCGAAAAGGAAAACCGAAAAGTTCACCAATCATAGGAACTTCTGGGCTTCCTCCTCGTAGTAATTCACTTGCTTCTGTATTCTTGTATAATGTGTTTAAGAGTAGTTTAAATTGACTATACTCTTTTTGCAACATTATTTCTTTACCAGGATTCTCTGCAGCAAACTCTTTAAATTTATTTGTGCTTCTTGTAGATGAATCAATAAACATATAGTTCTCATCTATCTTCTCTGGTTCTAACGCCAAAACATGAAAGAACCTACCATCTCTTAATGCTGCTACATTACTGTTATCTTCTGTTAATGAATTCTTATATTTTTTAGGAGAGTCTAATAGTTTTTTAGCTGATGATGATGATAAAGCGTTCTTACCTAAATATCCATAGTAAAATTCATCGTCATACATTCTGGATATAATTTCTTTCTTATTCCATAACTTACCGTCTAATAATGTTATTGTGTTATCCATAATTAAGTCTAATATTATTGCATCCAATTATTTATTTTTCTCTATATATTTCTGTAGGTTAGCTAATGCTCTCCAAGCTACTTTAGCATCGTGTGGCATACCATCATCGTCTAAAGTTCCACAGTCAACTAAATGTCTAGCGAGTGCATCTAATTCATCAGTAGATTTATTCCTGTCCCAATGCAAAGGTTTGTCTGGGTGATGTTGTTGATTTCCTATATAACTAACTTGTGCTACCATCTTAATAGCATCAGGAAAATACCTTATAACACCAGAATAAACTGGTATTTCTTTTCTTAATTGATGTTTACTTTTACTCAAAATTTACACTTTTTACATTTCCAAAATTCTCCTAGTTTGTTTAGTGTATAAACTAAATCTACTGGCTTCTCAAGTTGCTTCCACTTTCCTAACTTATCCCAAATGTAAGTTACTTGACATTTATCTAAAGGTACATCTTTTTTATCATTTTCAAAATCATGAGACACTTTTAATATTGCTGCATCTTTTCCAAGATTAGCACACCAAGCAGCCGCAATGCGTTCAAGAAGTAATCTTTGACCAGTAGGAATATAAGCATCTTTATATTTAACTTCCATTAGAATTAAATATTTATTATCAAATTCAAGTACTGCATCAATATCTGATGGATGCAGCTTTCCATTCTGTATACCAGTAAAATCTAATACCTGTCTAATTCTATCACTATTTTTTATAAGACTACTCATATTTATCGAATAAAGATTTAAGCTTATTGAGTTTACCAGCAAAACAACTTCCACAATTAGTCATCTTATCTCTTACATTAAAAACTCTATTATAAATAGCAAGCAATTGACTTTGCTGAACTCCTGTTATTCTGTTTCTTGGTTCTGCATAAAATTCAGAAAGATAATTATATTCAGGTTCTGTTAAACAATTAGGCTTGTTATAAGGAAACATTTTATTTAATGTCTCTTTTCTTTTATCACATCCACAGTCTTTTCCAAGTGCATCAAACACTCCGTCAACTGCAGCTTTAATTCCTGTAGCTTTTGTAATTTTCTCTACAGTATCACCAACGCCATCAGATTGATTTTCATATTTAGCAACCCACTCTTTATAGCGTTTAGTTCTTTTGTCGTTTGGTTTGGGTGGTATTTTATTCATCTTTGTTTGTTTTAATTAAGTCAAAATCTCCGTTTAAATAATCCTCAAAGTCTTCACCAAACTTTGATTTGATTATATCTTTATAATTCTTACAACTATTAAATATAGATGTAACACTAATATTAGTTTCTTTAGCTAGCTTACGCATACTAATATCAGTTTCATAATATACTTTAAATAATTTTCTATCGTACCAATGCTCCCAGTTTTCAACTTCTACCTGTATCTTTTTAAGTATCTTATCTTCTGCACTTTGTTTTGCATAAATAACATTATCTTCATCACTTGCATCTACAACTTCAAAATTAACCTCATAATCATCTATTCTAATTATTTTTTGTTTTCCTCTTGCCTTTGCATAATCTCCCCATAAATTCTTTAACGTAATGTATATGTAAAACTTATTTACTTCTTTCTCATTATACATTATCTTTTTTGGGTCACCCACATATTTATTTAAACGCAGGTACATTTCATGTACGAAATCTTCGACTAAATGTTTTGGAATACCAATAGATAATCCCATTGCAATCCAGGTGCTATGACTCTTTGATAATAACTCAAGCATTTCTAAATATAAATATATTAATCCAAACAATACCTAGACTTATTCTAATTAACTCTGCGGTACTATCATATTCAGGTATTTCTATGCCATCAACATAATCTATACCGAAAACAAATCCTTTTATAAATTCTAATTGTATATTCATTCGTATTCAAATTGTACTTTAATTTTATCTTCTGGTCCATAATACTTGGCCATATTCTTTATTTCTACTATATTTTGGTCTTGAACGTAAATAAGCCCTTCTAACGCATCAAAAAATGCTTTGTTTAGGTTATCCTGTAAATCAGGTTTAGTGACTTTAGGAAGCTTTAAAATGCGTCTCTTCTTGGCTAAACTCTTTGGGTAGGCATACACATACTCTATATAGTTTACTTTAATAGGACATCCAGCAGGTATTATGTTAAAGTCTTTTGGAAGCTGTGCTTCAACTAATGTTTTTACATACTTCTGATAATCTGTTACCTTTTTAGGTTTATACTTAATTCCACCTCTTCCAAATCTTACAGATTGGTGAGACAAAGGACGCAAGTTAAGTTCAAAGGTTAGTATCATATATTTAAGAAGTTTTCTCTATTTATGTTGTTTGGTATGGTATCTTGTATATAAGGAAGTCCATCATCCATAACCTTAAATGCAAAGTTTTCAAATGGATAACCACGAGACCTTCTACATTTAACAATAGCTAAATCTCTGTCATCAGGAGATAATTCTAAACTAATTTGTGTCTCTGTCTTCTTTTCCATAAACGACCCTAAATGACCAGTCGCTTTATCACTATTAAAATTAGAATGTATTACTGTTATGATATGTATGTTTAAGTCTTGTGTCCATTTCATTAAATGCTGTATAAGTTTATTAGATTGAACTAAATCATTACTATCTAATATTAAATCAGCAATACCATCTATAATTACAAGACCAGGATTATCTACATTATATAAATGCCAGTTAATAAACTCTAATCTTTCAAAAGCAGAGTATTCTCTTAAAGCATACGTCAAATAATCATCAGCATCATTACTCATTCTTGTTACTCTGTTGAATGTTCTTTGAGCATGAAATCTTCCTTGCTCTGTATCATAATGTAATAACTTCTTTCCTTTACGCATACCTATCATATCTTTTGTGTATTTTTTGTCAGCTGAAAGATACGCAGACGCAAGAAGCGATACCAAGAATGTCTTCTTACTTTTTGGTGCAGCAGATATGAAACTAAAATTCCCATAAGTTCCTATTGGTAGCGGGATAGGATTTTTTCCACCCGTGTTACCTTTTGCGATAGCGATTGGAGGATATTCAATCTTTTCTTCTGGGTTAACATAGCTTTGCTGTAATATCTTTTTAAATTTCTCATCATAATCAAATTTAGTTTGACTCATTATCATATTTAAGTTTTTGTTTTAATCTCTCTCTTATTAATTCTTTCATTCTTTTTGCTACAACTCCTGGTTTTTTCATTTTGTTTTTATTAGCAACATCATGAGCAAAAACATTAGCATCTAATCTTTCATAATAAAAATCAGCATCAGTATCTAATATATTATCTATCTTTTGTAGCATTTGATAATCAACAAAAAAAGAACTTATTTTTTTAATATCGTCTTGCTTAAGCTCAAATATCTGACAAACAAGCCAAGCACATAGTCTTTCTAAATATACAATTTCTTTTTCATTCATATCAAAAAAGGGAGCCGAAGCCCCCTGTTAAATTTAAAATGGCAAGTCGCTGTCGACCTCTGCAGCAGTAGCAGTAGTAGTTTTTTCTACAGCTTCAGCTTTAGTTATATTACCATCAGTCCAAAAGACTCTTCCATTACCGATGTATTTTCTTTTTTCACCAGCTAATCTTTGCTCTTTTGTCTGTTCTTCGAACATACTTATATTCTGTCCAAACTCATTAGTTTCATCAACAATTGATATTGTATAATTTTTATATACACCATCTTTTGTTTTAATACTTATACTTCCTAATGCACTCATATATATTTATTTTGTGGCAAGTAATGCCTGTTCAACTTGTTTTGACATTGCGTATTTTTTC